GTAATATCGTCAAAGTTTAACGTTTGGTCTATATCAGTCCTACCTTCACGAATTTCATATAACGTCTCATTAAATTCGTCTTTAACTTCATATAGGTTAAACTGTTTATAAATGTTATTAGCGCCATCATAAATGGTATAGATACCTGAAGATACCGCCTTACTTTGATTACCATAAAGGGCAAGAGCAAGTGTTGAAGCATCATGTTCAACCATTTCAACCTCAATAGTCGTTGGATTAAAGTAACTGTTTGTTAAAATAATCTTTTGTAAAGGTTGACCAATAAAAGGAACCGTATTAGGTTTATTAGTTGGCGCAGAGGATGGGGTAACAGTTAAGAACATCAAATTCGTAGGCGAATCTGAATATCTATATCTAACAGATTTTTGTGTAGTATTTGTTAAATTTGTTGTTATTGGTTCACAATAAAAAGAAGATGTCACTATTTTATAAAAATTAGGTACTTTCTTATTATCGCTAACACTTATATATTCAACTCTATATCCAACTAATCCCTGAGGAATAAATTTTGATCTATCTTCTGTAGTAAGATTACCTAAATCAATAACAATCCCTCTAACAGACGGTAAAGAAGCAAGAACACCACAATCTGTGATTGATGTTCTAATTTGTTTTGGTCTTATATGTAATGTGTATATTCCAATTTCAGAGAAAGCTGAACTTTCTAATCTCAAATTATACATACCACCCAAAACTTCCACATTTGGTGCGTTTGTGTCATCTGTAGTGCTTGAATTATGATACAAGGGTGATAATATAGTAGCCGAATCCAACTTTGATATCGTTGAATCGGTTGTCGCCCCTCTATCAGCAGCATAATGAAGTAGTATTTCTACATCCTCTGGTGACACATCTGCTGGTCTTATTGTTCCGTAACTTCCTACTGCCATAGTATTTTATTAATAAATATAATTTTATTGTTTTTTTACTACGAAAAAACCATTTCCGTAGATATCTAATTCACCTAAATTATCAATTTCACCTAATCTTAAATTAAATTCTGAAACACCCATCTTACCTCTTTCAACAAATATGTCAGAATAAACTTGTGGTTCAGAAACAAAACCTAAAAAATGTTCGTTTCTGGTTAACATTTTATTTGTCACATATTCTACCGCAAAGTCAGTACTTGAGTTATATGATGTAAATCCGGTTGTTCCGTTTATAATATGATTTGGGACTTTTCCAGTGATATAAGTGACACCGTCAGAACAATCATAATAATCTAAACCATCAACAGTATATTTTGAACAAGTTAATGTGGTGCCGGGTAATGACGTGGATGTTACCCCACTATATGTGTTACCACCATATAATTTTTTTTCTATTATTCTACTTTTACCTGCGGCAACAAATGTGAGAGATGATGGTGTTTTTGTTGATCCTGATAGAGCCACCCCATAATCTGTGTATGGGAATGTAAACGATAATGTACCCAAACTAGTCGGTGTACCAATTACTAAAGGTAATTTTATTGTTCTAGAAAGTGTTTGTACTGTCCACGGACTATTCATTGTAATTGAAATAGTTTTATTTCCAGCTGTTGAATATGTTTTTGTAACATTACCAAGTATCGTAATTGAAGAAGTTGTACTATCTCCCCAGTTAATCTGAAAAGTAGCGTCAACAACTCTTTTTAATGTATTTGTATTCGTTGTATTATAAACTGTAATTGTATTTCCACTAGCTTTATATGTGAAATTACAAAGTTGTTCTACTTGATCTATTTCACCATCAAACCCAACCATTACACCTAATTCATCAGATTTGGCATTTAATGTTATAGGTATTTCATAATCTGGGTATGCTGCAGATTTATTTTTTCCTATGTTTACCCATAAAGTTCCATTCCATCTGTAATAATAACCTTTATCTACCCAAGTAACAGCTTCAGGTTGTTCAACCCAAAATGTTGGTTGTGCTGATGGTATTTTATTTAAATTTGATGCTACTAGTGATTTATAAATTTTTCCGTTATAATAAATGGTGTCGCCGGCATCGTATGTAATATCACTATACCATTTAACATCCATTACTGTCGTTCCACTAGTAGGTGCTGTTGTTGCGGACCAAGGAACTAATTCTAAATTACGATCATACCAATATTGACCCGCATTGTATAAAACAACCGATAATATATTTTTTTGTAATATTTCGTATTTATATTTTTTCATTTTTATAATTTAAATGCAGTACCATCTACTAGATCACAATCTGTGTTAATTCCTCTGTTTATTTTATAACTATGATCAGTTCTTCTGAATGTAACCTGAAAATAAAAATCATTAACATCATCAACTGTGTCACTAAAATTCATTTCATAAAACTTAATTGGATTAGCTTTCGTACCCACTCTTTCCCCGTTAACCAAACCAGAATTATCAATTGTTAGATCTTTATTTAAAAATCTTGTTGTGGTTCCATCTTCAGCATTAAAAAATCTAGCAGTCATAAAAAATGTCAAACCACTAAAAACTGTGTTGTCACCAAACCAAAACAAATACATGTTTTCGGTGTTTTTGTAATTATTACCATTAAAAACAGGTATTTTAATTCTATCTCTTAAGTTGACATCAAAAACTGTTTGACCTAATGGAATTGATAAATTCTTAGCAAACACTAATTTTTGTGTTTCTCTTTCTCTAGTTGTATAGAATTCTAATCTAAAAAAACTATTAACGGCCTGTTTTAATAGTTTAGCATTCTCTCTTGGACTTATTCCTATTAAATCATAATCTAAACCATTATCATAATCTCTTGGGGATTGGTTATTTAAAAAATAAAAATAATACCAAATATCACATTGAGTATCAAAAGCATTAGCTGTTAATCCGCTATATGGTTCATGAATATACCTTATCGTTTCATAGTTTTCAACTGGGTTAATGATAGATCTTAAAACATCCTCTTGATATTCTAAAAAATTTTCTTCCCAACCAGCATTAGTTCTAAAATCCGTTTCTGGATTAAAAATTAACGATTTATCAGTATTATTAAATAATATATTCATTTTAACAGTTTATATCTCTGAATCCTTTGAATCCATTATTTTTATTATTGTATTCTTTTTCATTTATGAAATAAAAATTAAAATCAGTTTTAACATAATGTTGACCATTTATGAATGGATAATCTGTTCCATTACCCTCATCATCAATAAATCCATGATCATATAAATCCCTCCATTTCCATAATTTTTCATCTGGAAAATATCTAGCATTATCTGGTAAGTCTAAGATGTTATTAGTGTTAAATGTTTCAACATATTGAGACATCTGTCTTAACTTAACTCTATAATGTGGTTGATATAATAATCCCATTTTATTATTCGCCGAAATTGTTCCGCCAAAAGTACTAGTAGGTAAATTTTGATCATGATCAAAAATTGTCAATGGTTGTACAATCTTATGTAAGGATTCTGATATTATTCTTTCTTTTAATTCAGATGGGTTATATTCAACAAATGCACCAGTTAAAATGGTGTTAACTGGGGTTGTAACACCAGATGTAAACGTAATAGTACTGCCACTTTTTGTAAATGTTGAACCGCTTAAATTTGTTTCTAATGCTGTTGTTCCACTAAAATGGTTATCAATCCAACCGTCATGTAAATGAAATTTATACCCAACTTTAGGTGGGTATTCAAAATAACCAGATCCGTTTTTAAATAAAACCGTAACATAAATTTCTGATGGGGTATAACCAAGATTGTTTGTTAAACCAGTTAAAATAAAACTATTTTTAAAATCATATATTAATGATTCTGGTCTGTTTCTTTCAACAAGTACATCGTTGTTACCCGCGCTATCTTCAAATAATAATTTCTTTTCATCTTCAAAAATCGGTGATTCAAAACCAGCTTTATCTAAAATTAAATCGGTTGATGAAGTTAATATTTTATGTTTATGTACATAATATGTTGAAGTCGTACCACTAATATTCCTATCATTAATACACCTTTTGATTGTTATTAACTTAGGTATTGTTGTACCACTAAACTGTTGCTTATTTAAGTTTATAACATACTTCTCAGAATCATACTTATCATCACCTAAACTTGATACAGAATACGTAACACCGCTAATACTTGAGATCGATGATATTATAACAAATTCTTCTTCACTGATGCCATGAGGTACCGGTGTTGTTAATTTATAATATGTTGGTTTTTCTTCAACCCTACATGGTATTCCACTACCGGCATTAAATTGTATATGTGTTATTTTATCATTGTTAAATGCTGTAGACCCACTAAGAGTATATGACATTGTGAAACCAGTATCGTGACCACTAACATAACTTAAATGAAAATTCCAATTATGATATGGTGCATTCATGTTAGTGATAACCTGATGCTTGTTTCTTGGTTTTGTTGGTTGTGAAAATGTTGGTGTGTATGTGCCATATGTACTTCCACTAATTGCTGGAATGTTTACATCTTCTCTATATGTGTCGCGTCTTATAAATGCAAATTCGTCATATGGTAAATAACCTGTATTGTCACCGCTAGCGCCATCACCAAATAAATAAAGATATTCAGCTAGATTACCATATGGTGTTGTACCACTATACATGTTTCTAAAAATCATTTTTAGTTTACCATATATCTTATACTTCTTACTTTGAGCTCTTTCGTAACTAAAATGTTCCTCTAAATCTAATACAATAGAGCGGTCACCTTCTCTTAATAATTCCTCACTACTTTCTAGACCAATTCTTGTTGATAAATCAACAGCTGGCGATTTGTGGTACCTTAGTTCTGGTAATATGATTGTTTTCTTTTCCATTATTCAGCACTTGTAAAGGCGCCCTTATCGCCAAAATATTCTATAAATTTATCTACACCAGTTTTTCCAACTCTCAATCCAAAATAAAACATAAACGGTGTTGATAAAATTTGTTTATTTCCAGTATAGTAGTCTTGTGTTTTTCTGATTATAAAATCATCAGTAAAATCCCAGCTCTGCGAATGCCATGTTCCACCATTACCATATCTAGTATATAATGTACCGGTTAAAGGTTCAGCTATAGTTCCACTGGTTACATATAAATAAGTAAATCCTGGATACTCAGAATCAAAGTTAGTATGTGAGTCTACGGTAGAGATTTGATCAAATTCAATATCGTTAGTTGCATTTCCTGTATTAACTGTTAAACCACTAAATGTATATGTCATAGGTAATAACAAATACTTGTCTGATGGATCACTTGTTGAACCTGTCAAATTATATGCATATGTCATCCCCTGTAATGGTTGAACTTCAACATTACTATAATCCCAAGATTGTTTATCCATTTGGTTAGTTGCATAAGAACCAAATCCAGTACCCTTTTTATTCCATAAATAAAATGGAACTCTTTGTGATGATTCTGTTAATCTACCTGGTTCATTTAAACACGCTCTAATCCTTTCACCATCGTCATCAAGATATAACGTAACAGGTAATGGCCCATAGTTTGCGTTTCCGTTTTTGAAAACACTTGGATATACTTCTGGATCTAATATTTGATATGAATAACCAAGATATCTAGGATTTTGTAAATCAAACTCTTCTATACCAGCTTCGTTATTGATAGATATAAGTTGTAATATATCCCCATCCAAAATTTCATTTGTATATGTAAACCCAGTATTGTCAAAAAATTGTTCTAATTGGAAGTCGTTATTACTAACATCCATTCTGTAGTTAATTGCTAAACCTAAAAGTTCACCAAAGCTTTGAAAAGATGACGACCCTATTGATCTACTAACTGAACAGTTTGGATCTAAAGATGGGTCTGTACATATTTCTTTTATAAATTCATCTCTAGGGCCTAAATCAACTATGGTTGTTGGCCTACCAAGTCTTTTAAAAGAACCTTTAGTTTCACCCCAACTACTTTCAGAAACATAGGGTGATGATCTATAATAGAATTTATCTTGTGGACCAACATATCTAATAACATCTCCACAATATTTTCCTTTTTTACCTTTAAATAAAAAGAAATATAAAGATCCAGATAACCAGTTATCAACAAAAGAATAATTTACAATACCACCACAAAATAATTTACCAACTCTTTTTCTTCTATAATATTCTCTCAATATTTCCCAAACTCTTGTTGTTCTTTGTGTACCTGGAACTATTGTGAATACGCCGTTTTCAAACTCGGACATACCACTTCTAGTAAATCTATCATATTGTTCACCTTCAAAAGAAGGTATTAATGGTACCCCACTACTATTGTAATATTTAATATCGGCAGATAATGTTGAACCGTATGTCCTAAGACCTTCGCCATATAATGTGCCGGTAATATTTGTTGCAACAACACTTGTTGTTCCTAAAACATAACTAGCTGGTGAAATCGTACCTGTCCAACCATAGCTAGTATAACCAGTATTAGGATAATACCAGCTAACCAAAGCTTCGTCATATGGTGTATCATATATATCACAACCTTCTTCAACTGCATCTGTTATTGGTAAGTCGATAGCTTCTTTATCAGTTGTACTTCTTATTGTTAATGTATATGAACCAGGTTCACCAAAAAGAACACCATCATCTTGAAATGTTATAGATGTATAGCTTATGGTATTTCCACTAACATCTGTTACGGGGGTTCCAGAAAATTGAGTACTTAAAGATGTGTTACCATATGTTTCACTACTTAATTGATAATCTGATTGATTGTTAATAAAATACAATATACCGTCACCACCTGTTATTAAAGCAGCACCTAACGCTTCTAAATCTTCACCAGGACAATCACCAGTTGTGTCTGGTACAAATGTTAATGATGTTACAGATAATGTTCTACTATTTTCAAGATAATCACCGGTAATAGTTACACTACCAACAGAACAAAAAGAACTAGAAGAAGCGTCATCTTGAAGTTCTGAACCTAAAGTGTTACCACCGTTACATTCTTCACATTCTGGATAATTTATTAAATATAATCTTCTTTGACCATTTTCTTGTGCTCTAAATGCCGCTTTTTTTATACTTCTCGCTAATTGTCTAATAGGTCTAAAATCAGCAGCATCTCCAATCGTAAATAATAAACGTACTAAAGAATTTGTAAACGTTAATGTTAATAGATTTATTAAATGTTCAATAAATAATAAAACAGAAGAAATTAATAATGAAAAAGTTCTATTTCGTTTTCCAAAATTTACAGGTGGTGTAACTATTTCGCTAGAACAATCCTCTTCTTCTGGTGGTACAATCTCTTTAATACCAACATATCTGTCATTTGTAAAAAACGTACTATTATAATGAATATTTTGAAAAGATGATACAGTATAAACTTTATTATATGTCATCCTATAAAAATAATCTCTAGGATAAAATTGCCCAAAGTCATTATATAAAATACCTTTATCCGGATCTGTTGATACTGCGCTTGTAGGATAATCACTCCAGGTAGTTGAAAAGGCATATGATTTATCTTTTTCTCCAGAATATTCTCTTATATTAGGAACCAAGAAGCTAGCTGTTTTTCTTACTCTTTCATTTCCGCTATCATCTAAACTAAAACGAAATCTATAACACGCTGCCGTTGCCACACCTTTATTTGGATCATTGGTTATTTCATTTTCACCAAACTCATTTGTGTATATAAATTCAGAATTCATTGGTACTGGTAAAACAAAACCACCATCCTCTGAAATATCTTCATCGATTTCGTATATTTCTAATATTGGTCTATTTTGTGAATCCTTTTCAGCGGTGAATCTAATTGCCTCAATTGTTCCAGTTTTTGTGGTTAAATCACATTTTCTACCCATTTTTCGTCTAGGCTGACAATTTTTGTTTAAAGAGTTACTACCCTTATCGGTGTATGTACCGCCAATTAAAAATGCTTTAGGTTCTATATTAACCCCTTGATCAGATAAATCAAAATCTGTTCTACTTATACCAATTTGACACAAATCTATGTTACCCCAAAAAGGATAAACATCTATTGTTCTATCAAATGAAACAATTTGTGGTAAAGAATCTAAATCTTTTGATGCTTTATATGAATAGGTGTTTTTAAATGAATCGACACCCATTCCTTGTCTAATAAAATCGTAAGGTCTTAATGAAAAACAACCTATGTCTGATAAATCAACATCAACGTGGATTGTTTGTTCCCCTAAAGGAACCCCCCAAATCATGAAATCGCCAGAACTGTTAGTTTTTACTGTGTATTTGTAATATTTTTCAAAAACTTCAAGGTATTCTTCTCTTGAAAGAATGTCACCTTGATCGGGGAATGTTCCGGTTGGCTCATGACCTCCATGTTGTTTTCTAGATGGTAAAAGATTATATCTATAACCATCTTCATTTTTGTCCTGAGCTAATTTATATGGGTATAATGATGATATAACGGGATCGTTTTCATCACTTTCTTGTAACGGAATGAATATAGAAACTCTCGCATTCGGAACCCCTAATCCATTATTAACACTTATTCTACCACAAACAACACCATAATCAGCACATAAAGACGTGTATACATCCTGTTGAGTGAATTTTAAAGATAAGATCTCTAAAAGATCATAATCCTGTTTTAACTCAACAGTTACTTTCTTATCCCCATTTAAACTGGTGTTGATTCTATGTTTTTGTATCATATTAACTATAAATAGAAACTCATCAATTTTCCTATAGAAAAAAGATAAGTAAAAAAGACGTTAATATGTAGTCGTGCCTAATGTTTTTACCCTTATTTTAATATCTTTCTGAGGAAACCTGATTTGGAATATTTGGTTAGCCTTCATAAAGACTGTCATATCACTTTGTAGAATCTCTTTTGTAGCTGTATCTTTATAGGATTGTGAGACTTGTGAAGATGAATATTCGCCGCCAATCTTGTTATAAACTCTCACATCTATCACGTTAACAACACCTGGAACATTATTCACATCTTTCATTAATTCACCAACAAATAATGGATCACCCATTTTTCTTTTATCAATTGAGAAATAATCTGTTGTTGCGCTAATCACATCTCTAATAACTTCACCCTGATTTTGATTTTTATCTAAAAGTAGGTCAATTTCTAATCCCATGTCAATAACCTCACCACTAACAATATCAATATAGTCGTTAATCATTCTATATTGTGAAAGGTAATTAAGAATATTTTGTTTTAATGTGTTAGAGACAACACTTGTTAAATTACCGCTTTGGTCATATGAAAGTAATTTTACTCTTACTTTATTATCTTCCTCCATCACATTTACCTTAGCTGGCGCACCATAAGTAGCTGGCATTGTTTCAATCATTGATTTGTAATCATTTAATGTTACAGCTCTATTTTGAGCAGCAAAATTATAAGATACCATTGCTCTAAGCTCTTCTACTGTTGGTTGGTCTGAACCGCCCACAGCTGGTGTAATGTTTGTCACACTTAAAGATTGTGAAACTTGACTATTTGTATTTGAATTTGGACCTGTGATAATAAAATCAGAGTTTTCTACGTTATTAATAACACCAACCCCAACATTACTTTCTTTACCCCCACCAATTCTATATTTTATAAACAACGTAGTATCTTGTTTTGGTATAGAACCTAATGAAAGATTGTTCAAATATGATGATAAATTCACTTTTAATTTATCAGTAATATAATTGTCTAAATTATCTAATGGATCAACATTACCAGAACCAAAAGTTAAAAAGAAATAACCTTCTGGTGTATATTCTGTGATAAATTTATTTTGTACAGCTACATATTCACCAGCTTTAAAATTAGCCCTATCAGAAACTGAAGTTGTACTTG